TCGAAGCCGAACNCCTGCCGATCCACCTGAACACGGAATTGCCCTCGGGCAACCTGGTGCGCTCGGGCATCGAGTTCGACAGCCTGGGCCGACGGGTGGCCTACCACCTCTACAAGTCCCACCCTGAGGATGGACGCCTGGCGCCGATGTCTGGACAAGGCGGGATCGACACGGTGCGGGTGGACGCCAAGGAGATCATCCACCTCTACCGGGTGCTGCGCCCGGGTCAGATCCGGGGCGAGCCGTGGCTCTCACGCGCGTTGGTCAAGCTCAACGAGCTCGATCAGTACGACGACGCCGAGCTGGTACGCAAGAAGACGGCAGCCATGTTCGCTGGTTTCGTCACGCGCCAGAACCCTGAGGACAACCTGATGGGTGAAGGTGCAGCCGACGCCAACGGCATTGCGCTGGCCGGGCTGGAGCCCGGCACGCTGCAGATCCTGGAGCCGGGCGAGGACATCAAGTTCTCCGACCCGGCCGACGTCGGGGGCTCGTACTCCGAATTCCTGCGCACCCAGTTCCGGGCAGTGGCGGCGGCCATCGGTATCACCTACGAGCAGCTCACGGGTGACCTGACCGGGGTGAACTACTCGTCGATCCGGGCTGGAATGCTGGAGTTTCGGCGCCGCTGCGAGATGGTGCAGCACGGCGTGATCGTGCATCAGCTGTGCCGCCCGGTGTGGGCTGCCTGGATGAAGCAGGCGGTGCTCTCTGGCGCGATCAACGCGCCAGGCTTTGCACGCAGGGGTGCGGCTCGCCGCCGTCAGTACCTGCAAGCGAAATGGATCCCGCAGGGCTGGCAGTGGGTCGACCCGGAAAAAGAGTTCAAGGCGATGCTGCTGGCGATCCGCGCCGGCCTGATGAGCCGCTCGGAAGCCATCTCGGCCTTTGGTTACGACGCCGAAGACGTCGACCGCGAAATCGCCGCCGACAACCGCCGCGCCGATGAGCTGGGGCTGATCTTCGACTCCGACCCGCGTCACACCGCCAAGGACGGCGCCGCGAAAGAGGCTGGCAGTCCTGAGCCCAACCTGGGCCCCAACGAATCCCAGCCGCCCGGGCGCGCTGCTGCTGCCTGAACTTCCGTCTGAAGGACTTCCATGACCTTGCTGCCTCATTTGGCGGCACGCCTTTTTGGTGTGCCGCTGGCAATCCATCGCCCCAAACTCGATGTGATCCTCTCCGTGCTGGGCCCGCGTGTGGCCTACCAAGCAGATGCCGCTGCGCTGGCCGGGCCTGCGGGTTTCGTGCCGCCGGCGCGTGCTGCGCCTTCNATGGCACCCGGCGTNGCGGTAATCCCGATTCACGGCACCCTGGTGCGGCGCACCGTGGGGCTGGAGGCCGAATCGGGCCTGACCAGCTACACCGCCTTGGCGGCTCAACTCGACGCGGCACTCGCCAACCCCGAGGTCGCCGCCATCTTGCTCGACATCGACTCGCCTGGTGGCGAGTCAGGGGGCGTCTTTGATCTGGCCGACCGCATCCGCGCCGCGACCCAGATCAAGCCGGTGTGGGCGGTGGCCAACGACATGGCCTTCTCAGCGGCCTACGCCCTGGCGTCTGCTGCGAGCAAGGTCTTCGTCTCGCGCACTGGCGGCGTCGGCTCGATCGGCGTCATTGCCATGCACGTCGACCAATCCGAAAAGGATGCCCAGGACGGCGTTCGCTACACCGCCGTGTTCGCAGGCGATCGCAAGAACGACCTCAACCCCCACGAGCCGATCTCGGGCGAGGCGCACGCCTTTCTGAAGGCCGAGGTGCATCGCATCTACAGCCTCTTTGTCGAAACGGTGGCCCGCCACCGGGGCATCGAGCCTGCGCTGGTGCGTGACACCGAAGCCGGGCTGTTCTTTGGCCAGGCGGCGGTGGCCATCGGTCTGGCTGACGCCCTGGGCACCTTTGAGGATGCCCTGACCCAACTGGCCGCGACCGTTTCCCCACGCCCGATGGCGCACACCTCCCCACTGGGCCTCGCTGCAGGCTCTGGGAAAGCCCCGGTACGCCCCTCGGATCCTTGTCCTTCCCTCCCGATGGAGTCCTTGATGAACGAACCCAACGACACCCCTGCCACAGAACCCGACGCCATGAGGGCTGCCGATGCGCCCGATCCCAATGCGCGTGAAGCGACTGAAGCCATGGCCATCGGCGCGACGACTGCCATGGCCGCCGCGATCGAGATCGCCCAGACCTGCACCCTGGCCGGTCGCACCGACCTGATCGCCGGCTTCCTCGAAGCCCAGGCCTCGCCGGCCCAGGTGCGCAGCCAGCTGCTGGCCGCCCAGGCCGATGCCTCGCCCGAGATCGTTAGCCGCATCGATCCGCTGGCTGCCGCGGTCGCCGCCCAAGCCGGTCACCCGGCCTCACCCCACAACCCCCTGGTCCAGGCCGTCAAGAGCCGCCTGGGTCAGCAATGAACCTGACTGGAGCACCTGATGGCTACTTCTTTCCCCGTCCTGCAAGAACCGATGAACCTGGGGGATCTCCTCAAGTACGAGGCCCCCAACCTGTATTCGCGTGACCGCGTCACGGTCGCCGCCGGCCAGACCCTGGCACTGGGCACCGTGCTCGGCATGGTCACCGAGACCGGCAAGGTCAAACAGATCGACCCCTCCGCTACCGATGGCAGCCAGGTCGCCACCGGCGTGCTGATGCAAGACGCCGATGCCCACCTGGCCGATCGGTTGGACGGCTTGATGGTGGCGCGCCACGCCATCGTCGCTGACCACGCGCTGCGCTGGCCTGCCGGCATGGCCGTGGCCGAGCAGCAGGCCGCCATCCTTCAACTCAAAGCACTGGGTGTCCTGGTGCGCGCGGGCGCCTGATCGGCGTATCCGAGTCGGCCCATCCCAAACAGGAGATCCACGATGCAAAACCCCTTCCACAACCCCGCGTTCTCGATGGCCTCGATGACGGCGGCCATCAACCTCATCCCCAACCGCTACGGGCGGATGGAGGAACTCAAACTCTTCCCCGCGAAACCGGTGCGCACGCGCCAGATCGTGGTCGAAGAGCAAAACGGCGTGCTCAACCTGCTGCCCTCGCTGCCGCCGGGTTCGCCCGGCACGGTGGGCACGCGAGCTAAGCGCAAGGTCCGCTCCTTCGTCATTCCCCACATCCCGCACGACGATGTGGTGCTGCCCGAGGAGGTCCAGGGGCTGCGCGCCTTCGGCTCAGAGACCGAGATGGAGTCGCTGGCCGGCGTCATGGCGCGCCACCTCGAGACCATGCGAAACAAGCACGCCATCACCCTGGAGCACCTGCGCATGGGCGCCTTGAAGGGCGTGATCCTGGACGCTGATGGCTCGGTGATCTACGACCTCTACGATGAGTTCGAAATCCAGCCGGCCACGGTCAACTTCGAGCTGGGCAACGCCAACACCCCGATCAAGAAGAAGTGCTCCGAGGTGCTGCGCCACCTGGAGGACAACCTCAAGGGTGAGTACATGACCGGCATCCACGTACTGTGTTCGCCGGAGTTCATGGACGCGCTGACCGGCCACGCCAAGGTCGAGCAGGCCTACACGAACTGGCAGCAGGGCGTGGTGCTGATCAACGACATGCGCTCGGGGTTCACCTTTGGGGGGATCACCTTCGAGGAGTACCGCGGCCAGGCGACCGACGCCAGTGGCACCAGCCGGCGCTTCATCGCGGCCGGTGAGGCGCACGCCTTCCCGCTGGGCACCATCGACACCTTCGGCACCTACTTCGCGCCGGCCGACTTCAACGAGACGGCCAACACCCTGGGCCAGCCGCTGTACGCCAAGCAGGAGCCGCGCAAGTTCGACCGGGGCACCGATCTGCACACGCAGTCCAATCCGCTGCCGATGTGCCATCGCCCGGGCGTGCTGGTGAAGCTGACTGCGGGGTGATCATGGCCTTGATCGACAACCTCTATGAAGCGGCCGCCCACGCCGGGTTTCTGAAACCCTGTGTCTGGCGGCCCAGCGATGGCTCGCCCGAGCAGGCCTCGCTCGTGGGCTTTGCCGCCCCGGACGAGACCTTGCTCGACGGGCTCACCCTGAGCACCGAGTACGTGATGTCCTACCTGGCCAGCGTCCTGGTCGGCCTGGCCGCCCGCGAGACCGTCGAGATCGACGGTCAGGCCTTCCAGGTGCGCGACATTCGGGCCGTGGGCGACGGCTCGGAGCTGCGCGCCAAGCTCACCCGGATCTGACCATGGCGGGCAACTCTGTGCGCGAGCGCATCGTGCTCGCGGTGATCGCTGCTGTGCGTCCATCGGTCGAAGCGCTGGGCGCCACCGTCCACCGCTCGCCCGCGGTGGCGCTGAGCCGTGACCAGTGTCCGGCCCTGGTGGTCTTTCCCGAAACCGAGGCGATCACTGAGCGTGCCAACGACCGCGTCAGCCGCGAGCTGATCGTGCGGCTGGTGGCGCTGGTGCGCACAGCCGCCCCGGCCGTGCCCGAAACCGAGGCCGATCGGCTGCTCACCGCAGCCCACTTTGCCTTGCTCGCCGATGTCAGTCTGGGCGGCCTGGCGCTGGGCATCCGGGAGCAGGACATGGAGTGGGAGATCGAGGACGCCGATGCGGTGGCCCTGGCCCTGCCGGCGCGCTACGCGATCACCTACCGCACGCTCGCNCACGACCTCTCCACCCAAGGATGACNCCATGCCCCGACTTGTTCTGACCCGGCCGCACACCCACGCGGGCAAGGCCTATGCCGCNGGCGACCGTGTGGANGTCAATGCCGACATCGCCGACTGGCTGCTNGCCCACGACATCGCNGTCCCTGAACCCAAACCNACCCGAATGGAGACGCTNCCCGTCNCCGTTCAACGCAAGGAACCCAAATCATGAGCACCTACGCTTCCTTCCAAGGCCGCGTCTATCTNGGCAAGCGCGANGGCGCGGGCCACCCCATCGAAGTGCGCTCGCCCGGCAACGTGGCCGAGCTCAAACTCTCGCTGAAGACCGACGTGCTGGAGCACTAC